AATGTTCCTCTGAAAGCTATGTTAGCTAAATTGCCACTTGCAGCATCTGCATAAACCACTACACCTATTGGATTTTCAGAACCATCTGATGCAGCTGGATTGTATGCAACTATGTTCCCATTCGCAGTCACTCTGCCTACAATTTCACCTTCATAGACATCTTCCGCAACAGCAAGCGGAATAACATCATGCCTGTCAAACCAAGAAAATCTTGACTTTGGTTTTGGATATACTGTTGCCATACCTCATCAAACCTCCTTTTTAAAACCTAATCTTTTGGCATCTTCCTCTGCCATTTTAATAACATCTTCTTCATTCGTTAACTGAGTAGCATAATACTTCTGTTCAAGTTCAACCTTTTCTGTGAGATTAACCATTTCATCTGCTGCTTCTAAATCAATCTTACCTGCTTTCACCATTTCAAGTATCTTGTCAACATTTGCAGGTTTGTATCCTTCTGCAACCTTCTTGCTCTTGAATGCCTCAAGTTCATATTCTACCAATTTTGCTTTCAACTCCTCGATCACTTTATTCTTTTCTTCAAGCTCTTTCTGTGCTTCCTCAAGAGATTTCTTGAGTTCCTCAAGTTCCATGCTCTCAACCTCCTGTTCGTTGTGAAACTCTGGTGGTGTCATATCAAACAGTCTGTAAAGTCTTGCCAGCTTGTTATAAACAGTCTTCTTTTCATCTGCTGGTATATCCACTCCACCACGTGCGCCAAGCAAAGCACGCATGGCAGCTATAACACCACTTTTGTAAATAGTTAGTTTACCATTCTTAAGTTTTGCAAATGGCAGCTTGTAGTTCTCTTTCTTCTCTGGTAGCTTCCCATTTTCACGTTTTACATAAGCGCATGCCCTCGCCAAACCACTCCAGCCGAGCTTTTCAATTATCGCATTTGCGTCTCTTGCCCAATCCCAATCCCAAGAGCTTGAATCGTCTAATGGCATGCTCGCAAGTTCAATAACCTCATCGTTTGCAACAAACGATAGTAACTTAACAACCGTCTGTTTTAAGGCACCAATAATATCACCAAATTTCAAAGGTTGCATATAAGGATGCGCAGGTCTATTAGTTAAAGCAACACCAAGAAAAACAGCACCAACATTCTTGCCTGTTTTAGGATCAACGTAATTCTCAGTAAATTCAGCAGATAAATAATTGAACTTCTGTTCTTCAAGCAGTTTCGCGCCTTCTTCCGTCAAAACCAAATGCACCCACAATCCATCTTCCCTTGCTTCAACTTCATCAACATATCCATAAGCACCCTTCTCATCGTTATGGCTTATATTAACTGGTGGCTTATAATGCGGTACATTTGCCTTAAAATTCTTTGCCATTTGCTTAACCATGTCTTCTGTTATCTCAATCTCACCGTAAAGATTGTGATGAAATTTGCCTATCGGCAAAGCATTATGCCACAAATCAGTCTTTTGAAACTTTGTCGTTAACTCTATCACTATCATTCACCTCCAAACCCATCTTATCCTTCGGAATACCCATTCTTTCATAAATCCAAGCTCTTATCTCGTCGTTCAAGCTTTCTGCTTGATTCATCATCTGCAATACAGCTGCATATCCCTTCATGCTTTCAACATTTGCATCCTTAATTACAACAAAATTACCATAATCTTCCATATCGCCCCAATTTAATTTTATCATAAGTTGTGCCAAAGCACCAACTAACGGCCTGTTTTGCTTTCTGGCAAGACTTTCAATTTCGTCCATAAACGAGTTATATTGCACTTCTCCGAGGTTGTAAGTACCCGTTTTCTTAACATTGACCATAAGTTCAGGAATACCAAGATGCCTGATAAACGCACCAAGCGCTACATCAATCGCTCTCTCAAATATCTCACCTGTATCACGCGGCTCAATTATTTCAATCGTTTCATCAGGATCTATTGCAGCAGAAGCAACATTATACATTTCTTTAAGCAAAGCAAGCATTTTATCAGTATCAAGCGATTTCCCTATAGCCCATGGAATACCAAATCTTTCAAGTATTCTACCATAGTTATACGTTGCAGTTTTAAGCAAGAGATAGTACGGATACAAGCTTGCTATTCTAGATTTTCCAAACAGCCCATGATTTGGTCTCATATTGTAGTAGAACAGCTTATCACGATTAATCTCAACACCATTCATAAGCTTTATACCAACGAAATCACCTTTTGAATTTACAAGCATCATACGTTCACTTGGTGGAATATAGACAAACCTCTTTGGAACCATTTTGTTATTTTTAACATTCCAAACTATTTCAGAGATGTGATGCCCATAAACTATATTGTCAGCAAATGCGTCGATAAGTATATTACTAAAACCACCTTCGACATCACTTAACGCATTCCAGACAAAATCTTCAATCTCCTTGTTAGAATGTTCATAACCGTTTACCATCAAAGCCATCCACTGTGCTTTCATTTCAACAAAACGTTCTATATCAGGATCGTTATACATTGCTTCAAGCTTGTCGAGCGAAACCTGCATAAAGCTTGAAAGTAAAATATTCTCTGCATTAAAAGCAGAAAACTGACTGTAAGGATTATAAAACTGCTTTAGAAGTTTCGGTACTCTGCCCATTCGCTATGCCTCCTTCGTAATACTTTAATCGAGCTTTTTACAGAATGCTTAGCAGGTTGTAAGTTGTTATAGAATGCTATAGCCATTGCATCACCAATATCTGGCGAAAAACCATACTTCTTTTTCGTGGTGACTTTGTCCATCAAAGATATCTTACCTTTGTCATCAACTTCATACTCTCTGCACGATAAATGCTGTATTGCAAGCTCATCTTCATACATGGAAATTATTGGAAAACCTGCAGCGGTTGGCTTGAACAAACCACGCAAATTCCACCACGCTTCTGTCATCGCATTTACAAACTGTTCAGACTTAACCGCCTTTGCTTGCGGTATAAATTGATACAGCTTATACTTACGCTTTTCTTTTTTTATCCTGTGAGCAATAATATCAAGAACACCAGCACCAAAACCAACCGCTTCAATCGCAACTATCTTTGCACGATATAGATTGGCTATCTTATCAACTTCATCCGCAACCTCAACAGTATCAAGCTTACTGTAAACAAAAATCTTCTCAATCACATAACCATTGCGCACAACTATAGCTGTCTTATCATCACCACTCCTCGCAACATCAACTCCAATAACAACATCACCATATACTTTGTCTTCATTCAAAATCGCTTGCTCAATCCATGATAACGGTATCACAAAATTAGAGTCAATTCGCGGAAATTCACCCAATACCCTAACCCTATAAACATCACTATCAACACCATAAAGCCTCTCCATCTTCTTCAACCATGTTTTAGATACTAAAGGTGATTCAAGCGATGAAAATGTGTAAGTCTTGAATACATCAGCATTTCCGTGAAATGCGTTGTAAAAATATCCATTGTTGCGCGTTGGGTTACCAACCATAACAAGCCTCGCACCTTCATTCGTAAGCGCACCATCTATAACTTCAAACATGCCATCATTAACACCACTCGCTTCGTCAACAATGAAAAGTAAATCCTGACCGTGAAATCCCTGCATGTTCTCAGGCTTCCTCGCAGATACAAGCGTTGCAAACCATGAATTCTTGTATTTGTCACTCTTCGGCATTAGCTTCGAAGCAGTCTTCTCAAACAGTTTGTTCAACAGCTCACTCTTTGCAAGCCAAAAACTTAACTCCGCCCAAAATACATCATTCAATTGGTGCATGGTAGGCGCAGTTATCGGTATCCTGCACATCGGTCTTGTGAACATATACCACAACACCAACCACGACAGTAAAGCAGTCTTACCAGTTCCATGCCCAGATTTGATAGCTATGTTCCGCGTATTCGGTAAGTCAATCAATACCTCTTCCTGCTGTCGCGTTGGCTTAGCCTTAAGTACCTCTTTCACAAACGCTAAAGGTTTCTCTTTGTACCTGTTTATCATATCTATAAGCATGTTAGCCATCTTTACCACCACGCATAGCAGCTTTCACTAAATCATCATAAATGTCAGACTCCTTTGTCCCACTACGCTTTATCAACTCCATCATCTGCTTGAACGCAAGCACAGGATTCTGCTGACTCGCACGTGTAACCCTCTTTGTAAGCTCAGCCCTAAATTTAGCCTCAGCATGTTGCATGAGAATACGAAAATCATCATACTCAAACCATTTTGTGTACTGCTCCGGCGTTATCATCACAAGCGCACACGCATCCTCTATACTAACACCATTGCTTATGTTCTCGTATAACTGCTTAACATTCTCAAATGTAAAATCAGGATCGTCTATCTTCGAATAGTCAAGCGTGTCAAACCATATCTTCAACCTATCACCACCCTTACCTATTCATTACAATTATATCACGCTAATTGCATATTAATTGCATATCATTGCACTTCCTTGTGCACCTAAACCTCAACAACTCTATTATATCATAGACCATATGCACTATATCATGCACTAAATCCTGCCTTTTTCTACGTTATACCATCCCTACTGCACCACGTTCATACCCACCTTGAACTACTGCACATGTAAAACATGTGGTATCTATTCTTTTACTACGTAAAAACACGCTCGTATATGCGTATTCTATGCGCATATTCTATACGACTATTCAGTCTGTCTAAGCATATATATGCGAAATATGTACGTCCGTTTTAGACTGGATATTTTTGTATACTATAAAAAATACAGCATGAATACACGGGGGTATAGTCTGTATATAGTCTGTATATAGACTGTACAGTCTTAAACCGTCTAAATACATGCTTATTCAGACTATAAAAAAAAAATAAAAAATATAAATGGACCGTATATAGACTGTATAAAAAAAATAAAAAAAAAATATATAAACGGACCGTATAATAACAGACTGATATACGCGTGAGTTATAGTATATTCTCATACTATTCATGCTTATTCATACTATTCATGCTTATTCGGACCATATTACATGCTTATTTGGTCTATTCTAACGTATGTCAGACCATATTACAAGCGTATACAGACTATAACAGACTATTCAAGCTTATTCGGACTATTCAAGCGTGTTGTGATATAAGCGTGTTGAATATTAATAATATTAACGGACTATTCAAGCGTATACAGAATATTCAAGCGTGTACGGACTATTCAAGCATGTTGTGAACGATATAAAATAATCGCAGAAATATATATGTAATGTTTTCTTAACGCTTTTGTTATTGACAGGAATAGAATATAGTGATATATTTATATCGAACAAAATAAAAATGGGAGGTGTGGGAAATGGATAAGAAGATTCTAAGAGAAATTGAAGAGGTGTTTGAAGACTTGGGTGAAGGGTTGTATTACATTACTCATATCGACAATGTTCCGTCTATTTTGCAAAGAGGAATTTTGTCTCACGCAGAAATTGAGAGGCAATCCATAAAGCATACAAAAGTATATGACAAAAATATTGTTTCAAAGAGGAAAGAACGAATTTTACAAAATGGTAGAT